ACACCGAATGGTGTTCTAAAGATTTGCAAATAATTCGTTTTTTCTACTTCTTGACCAGTCAAGAAATCTCTTTTGGAGGCTCCTTCTTGATTGGTATTACCGACGATGAATAGAACATCATCATCTGAAATTGCGGCAGCAGTGGTGGTACCGAAACCTCTTTTGAAGGTAACGTCATCACTTGATACGCTAGAAACTACCATTTGTTCGCCAGTATTTACGTCTTTAACAACATCTCCAGCTCGGAACTTATCACCATCATCGACAGCGATAACCGTAGCACCTGAAGTGTATTGAGTGGCGTGATTTACAGCATCTACTTTGTTAAGCGATTCCTCTTCTAACCAGTTGTACTTAGGATTGATTGCGACTCTTTTATCCAATTTCTTGGTTAATTGAGTTAAAGGAGCTGCGTCAGGCTCTAATACGGAGACTTTTTTGGAGATATCAATGACTCTTTTAGCAGCCAAGATATTACCAGTCCCACGAACGCCAGCGATTGTACCCATAATTTTTTAAAGCAAATTTTAATAAAGTTATCCGAAGATTTCTTTATGCTTATTGTGCGCATTGAGAATGTCATCAACTTCATCAGTGTCCTGACCATTGTTGCCATCTGAATTATCTGGTAGCGGTTGAGCTGAATGCTTGTCTTTCAAATTATTCTTTTTCTCCTGATCGTCGATAGGCTTCCCTGTAGTTAATTGAACAAAGTCTTTCATGGCAGAGTCAAGATTTGTGTATCTCTTCTCCATCATTAAACCCCTCACATGGAAGGCGAAGGCATCTCGAAACTTTTTATCGGTTCGAAGCCTCGGAACTTTGGTTTCAACTTCACGTAGTTCAGTCTCTTTAGCTGATCTCTCAGCCGAAGTTTTGGCTATCATTGGAGCTACTTGTTTTGCGATTTCTTCTGGACTTGCGTTTTTAAGCATTGGCACCAAGTTTTGCAACACAGATTTCAATGTAAATTTGTACAGATCTACGCCGTTTTGGATTTTTGAAGCCTCTTCTGATGTTTCTGAAAAGATTTTTTCGACCATTTCATCAACATTCGCGGGTGTTTCGCTTAAAGGTTGGTCACTATTTGGTTTATCAGGATTGTTTTGATGAGTCCTAGTATATTCGGACTGTCTCACTTTGTATGCTTCTTCAAGCATCTTAGGATCCTGGTAATCATCGGGGTCACCGCCCAATTCAACGAAGGCCGCTTTGAGATCATCAAGCGTCTTATATTTACCGGCATACACTTTTTCTTCAGGTTTATGCTCATCTTCTAGACTAGGATCGTCTTCACCGTCCTCTGGCTCATCGCCTTTGTTGGGATCTTCCGAATCCGGATTTTCTGGATCTTTCTTTGGATCTTCTGGAGGTTCATCCCCAGTGGGATTATCCTCTAAATTTTCATCAACGTGTCCCTCGTCTTCAGTTAGAAAAGCACCTGGATCGACATTCGTCTTTCCTGTTACTTCACTAAAAGTTTCGGTGGGGGTTGCATTTTGATCTTCTGGCATATTCTCTCCTTTTGATTCAGGTGTCCTCTCGGGCTGAATCAATAAATAAAAAACTCCCGTAAGGGAGTCTTCTTTACACCAATGGTAGACAACGAACAAGAGCCCACTGGTGCAAAGAGCACTCACTTACTTTGTTCGTTTGTCTACTGCAATGTACTGATTTAATTATATCCTTACTACCCATCAACTCGAAAATCTTTGGGTGCTGTATTAGTTGGTTTTTCGTCAAAAAAAATGATTCCGTTTTCGACTTTATATCGAGTTAAAAGATGGGCTTCAAGAATTCCACCATGGAGAATCGGGCAAGAAATACATTTAACAGTGTGTTTTCTAAGATCATCGATGACATAATAGTGATCGCCTGTCTTTAGGTTAAAATCTTTAGGTATAATCTCGTCAATATCCCCTTTAAATAAACCTTTCTTTTTTAATGCACGTAGAGTCTCCCAGATGTTACCTTCTGGTTTGGCGTTTTTTTCTTCATTTTTTAACTCTTCATTGATCTGCTTCGGCAGATTTGGCAAGTCTTCTTTCGTATTTGATTCCATTTTGGATGCTCATTTCGACAAATTTTAATATTTTTTTGTAGGCTTTAAGTTCAGATTGCATATCATCATATTTTTGAATTCGAGTTTTACCAAAGAGAGTGTCTGGTCGAATACCAATCTTCCATGATTGTAAAATTCCGTCTTCTTGAGTAGCAATAAAATTTTGTAGTCGTTTCCAACCAGGATGTTCTAAAAGATTTTTAAAATCTTCTTTAGCTTGAATTGTATCTGCGACTTGCTCCTCACTCGGTAGTCGAAGCATTTGGCGGTATAACTTCCGCGTTTGGTTCATTAGTTCCATTTGGTGCTGGGTTTCCCTTAACTATTAATGCATTGGGATCACTAGTTGGTGGATTTAACATTTCTTGCGGATTCAATGGCTGTCTGGCAATTTCTCGTTTCATAATTTCTTCGGCAACTGTGGGAGAAACATCAAGAGCGATCAACATATTTTTACCAGCAATATTTTTAGATTTTTGAGCCAGATCATTGAAAGGAGCTTTATTATTGCTAATAGCATCACACACAAATTTCCATTTTGCTTGGTCAGTACTCTTATTTACAGATTCAGTAGATCCAGAATCGACAATAAAATGAACATTGCCTCTAATTCTTCGTATTTGCGCCGGAGTAATGATCATTTTTCCTTTCTCTCCATTGACTGCTTGTGGGGTGTCAAAGAATCTTAAATTTCTTTGAACATAATCAGTACCGATAGGTCTAATCATTAGTTGTTCAAAAAGTTTTAGTTTAGACGAGAAACGAGCATTGGCAGCGGCTTGTAGAGCTTCAACACCGCCTTTGGTTGGATTCATTCCAGCATCAACGCCTCCGGTGGCATAGTCGGTCACTCCGGTAGTATTTTGGATAATTCCCTCCCATTCTTGGTATTCTCGATAAGAAGAAGCCGGTGTGGAATCTTTTTGAATTGGCTCAAGACCATTAAGATCGGTCATCTGCACGACTGTTCCTGGTTCTGGGATAAATTCTTCACCTTCAACTAAAGTTTCAGGATTGAGTTTATACATTCTCATTAAGTCATAAAAAACGGAATCATTGCGCATATTTGCTTGATCACTCATTGAGTCTTCAATCTTTTTTATTGGATCAGGCTCACCCCATCCATATAATTCACCTGGAACTGGGATATCTTTCATTAAAAATAATCCTAACTTTCCATCACCGTTTGGATTTCCAGAGTGACGAATAGTTAAAGATTCGTTGATAACCACAGTAACTTTATTGGGAGTTCTCATTTCGTGGACCAAATATTGTCCTTGAGTTTCATCTCGGGTTGAAAAATCAGTTGAGCCGAAAATACCGGCTAATTCTTGATCATAATTATTGTAGCCACTAGATCCAGACTGACCACCCATTGGTCGCATTTCTTTAAACTGTTGCATGGCGTTGGAGTCGTAATCTCGGGAACTGGTTCTAGCCATGTCGTAAATTTCTTTTTTGGTTGCCCATCTTTCAATAACGGACCAACCCATTTGAGATACCCATTTTTTCTTAGGATCTGGGAAGACGTGGAAAACAGACTCATGACTAAATACTGGAGCATCAATAGCACTCTTTTTTGTCTTAACTAATTTCCAATGAGGTTCGATTCCATATTCTTTACAGGCTTGGATAACATCCCAACTTGCGTCTAATCCCAATTCTGGAGAGTAAGGTTGCCATTCTTCGACATTAATCTCTTTAGTAATCCAAGGAACAGTTCCCCACATATTTCCAGTAATAAAACATTCTTTCGCACCGGTAGCCATTCTTAAATAGATAGGATCATCAACAAGATAGGGGTGATTTAATTGGTAGTTAATTAATTCTTTGAGAGCCATTTCGTCATCTTCATCATTGGGATCTTCGGTCTTAATTGAGAATGTTGGCATTCGATTAAAAACACGTGGCAAGATAGTTTCAACTATTTGGTAAGAGATAGGAATCGAAAGTCGAGAGTAAAAAGGATAAGCATCGGCATCTTCTTCGACCATTTCATCAATAGTGCGCAAAAAGTAATGCTTATAATTGTCCATGAATCGGTCAAAATAAGGCTTAGTGTACTCACGTGATAATGTAAGCCGTTTTGATACTAAATCGGCAAGAGAATCTTTTTTATCTGTTGGATCCATTAGGTTGGGGTTCGTTGTCTCAACCTATTAAAATTCTAACATTTTTCAGGAATATTCTTTATTTTCTCCAAGCTTGAACA